AGATGAGCGCAGCGTACTGGGCCAACAAGGTCAAGTGGTGATCCATGCAGATTCCAATCCTCAACGGCATCTACGCTGACAACGGGCCAGACCTGCGCACGTCGTACCCGGTCAACCTGGTGCCAGTCCCAAAGCAGTCCGGCATAAGTGCCGGTTTTCTGCGTCCTGGTGACGGCATCGTCGGCAACGGCACCGGCCCTGGCATCGACCGTGGCGGCATCAATTGGAACGGCGTCTGCTACCGCGTCATGGGCACCAAGCTGGTGACCGTGGCCAGCAATGGCGCTGTGACCGTCCTGGGTGATGTTGGCGGCCCCATCAACACCCTGGTGACGATGGACTACAGCTTTGACCGCCTGGCCATCGCGTCTGGCGGCCGCCTGTACTACTGGAACAGCGCACTTGGCCTGGTGCAAGTCACCGACCCCGACCTTGGCGTCGTGCTGGATGTGGTCTGGGTGGATGGCTACTTCATGACCACCGATGGCACCAGCCTGGTGGTGACCGAGCTTTCCGACCCGACCCAGGTCAACCCGCTGAAGTACGGCTCCAGCGAAGTCGACCCAGACCTCGTGGTGGCGCTGCTCAAGCTGCGCAACGAGGTCTATGCGCTGAACCGCAACACCATCGAGGTGTTCGACAACGTGGGTGGCGAGTTCTTCCCATTTCAGCGCATTGATGGCGCACAGATTCAGAAGGGCGTCATCGGCACGTTCGGCTGCTGCGTGTTCGTGGAGAGCGTGGCTTTCCTCGGCTCCGGTCGCAACGAAGCGCCAGGCATCTACCTCGGCGCGAACGCTACTGCTCAAAAAATAAGCACGCAGGAAATCGACCAGATTCTGCTTGGCTACACCGAGGCGCAGCTGGCTGGCGTCAAGCTGGAGGCACGCAACGACAAGGCCCATCAGCACCTGTACGTTCACCTGCCCGACCGCACGCTGGTATTCGATGCTGCGGCCACTGGAGAGCTGAGCCAGCCCGTCTGGTTCACGCTGACAACCAGCCAGGTCGGCTTCAGTCAGTATCGCGCAAGGAATCTTGTCTGGGCCTACGACAAGTGGCTGATTGGTGACCCGCAGTCCAATGCCATCGGATACCTGGTGGACAACATCAGCAGCCATTGGGGCCAGATCGTTCGCTGGGAGTTCGGCACGCTGATTGTCTACAACGAGAGCAACGGTGCGATCTTCAACGAGCTGGAGCTTGTCAGCCTGACTGGCAGCGTGGCGCTTGGCCTTGACCCAATGATCTCGACCAGCTACAGCGTGGACGGCCAGGCTTGGAGCCAAGACCGCAGCATTCGTGCAGGCAGTACCGGAAGCCGCAAGCGTCTGGCCTGGTTCCAGCAGGGCCACATGCGCAACTGGCGCATCCAGCGCTTCCGTGGCGACAGCCAGGCGCATCTGTCCTTCATCCGTCTTGAGGCTCAGATCGAGCCATTGGCCTACTGATGGCAACGCAGAAGCTCAACCTCACCCGCGACCAGCTCGCCACGTTCCTGAAAAACCAGGAGCAGATCAGGCAGTTTGAGCGACTGTTTCAAGTTGCCGACCAGGTCTCTCCATCAAGCGACACGCCCGGCATTGAGATTCAGGCTGGCCAAGCCCAAGCATCAGCCAATGAGGCGCTGGCGCAGATAGTCAGCTTGGCGAAAGATGCAGCCATCAACGCAGGCACAGCAGACCAAAAAGCTGTGCAGGCTTTGGATAGTATTGGACGTATGGCCAACGCTCTGGAAATGCTGGCGCTTGCTCCAGTGCGCAACAATGTCGAGCTGGCGCATGATGTGAACGGCATCTTGCCTTTGGCCAACCTTCCCGCATCCGTGCGATCTAATCAGGTGCTCACATGGCTTTCGATGTAATCACACCCACCAAACTTGGCCAATCGGCCATCACGACTGGCGTCACCACGCTGTACACTGTCCCGGCCAGCACGCGCACGCTGCTCAAGGAATTCAGCATCGCCAACACCACAGGCGCGGCCATCAATGTGCGCGTGTTTCTGGTGCCTTCGGCTGGTGCTGCTGGTACTGGTAACGCTTTCCTGTACGACGTGTCCGTCCCGGCAAACAACGCCCTGCAGTACAACGGCGTGCAAGTCATGAACGCAGGCGACACCATTCAAATCCAGGCCGCATCCGCAGGCCTGACCATCATCGCCAGCGGCGCAGAAGCCACTTAAGGAGAACGACATGGCAGTCACAGCAAAACCCCTCATTGGCTCCAAGCAGATGGAAGCCGCGCAGACAACGCAATACACCGCCACCAACTGCACGGCCATCATCGACAAATTCACCGCCACCAACACCAGCGCCAGCAACGCTGTGATCAGCGTCAATCTGGTGAGCAGCGGCGGCAGCGCAGGCCCGACCAACCTGATCGTGGACAGCCGCGCCATTGCACCGGACGAGACCTACACCTTCCCCGAGCTGGTTGGCCAAGTGCTGGCCAATGGTGGGTTCATCTCGACCACCGGCACGGCCACAGCCCTGACCATCCGCGCTTCTGGCCGTGAAATCACTTAAGGAGACCACCATGGAAATGCCAAAGATCATGATGGCTGGCTTCACTGGCCTGCCCGAATCCATGCCGTTCATCACGGCGGCCGAGAACAAAAAGAACACCCAGGTGGTGATCGATGACTGGATGCTCGGCCCTGAGAACCCAAGCAACGAGCCAACGGCCAACAAGGTCTACTGGGTGGCACTCGGCAAGGCCATGCAGGTGGACGAGAAAGAGGCCCGTCGTCGTCGCTGCTCAAACTGCGAGTATTACGACAACAGCACCTACAAGCAGGCCATGATGGAGCGTATCCCGCGCAACGATTGGGACACCGACGCTGGTTTCCGTGGCTTCTGCCGCAAGTTCGATTTCATCTGCCACGACCTGCGTTCCTGCCAAGCCTGGGAAGAGCGCGAATTCGAGTTTGATTGACAGGTGATGCAAATGTGGGAAAATACAGGTGCTGAGCCTATCGAGCCGCCAGCAGCTCATCGCCACTTGGAGGGTAGAGCATGACTGGTACGGATAGCCTCAAACAGAACCTGCAACAGGTTCTGATGCTGCCTGCACCGGCCATTGAGTGGCTGCTGATGCTGTGGAACGCGATCCAGGTCTTTGATGACGTGGCAGACGGCGATCCAGTCGAGCGCAGCGATTTGAATGCCGCCATCTGGAACACCCTGGTGGCGATGAATCAAAACACCTTCTTCCTGCAGAATTCCCCTGTCCTGGTGCCATGCGTGGCATCCATGGTCTTGAAGTGGCAAGCCTCCGACCGCGCTGAGCGTGCCGGGCTTGCCGATGCACGCTCCTACATGTGGCGTGCTGGGTACTATGACGTGGTCTTGATGGCCATGCAGCTTTGCCATGGCGCGAAGTTTGCCAACGAAAATGCCCACTTGGTCATGGAGCTGTATGGCGAGACGTTTGAAGAATACATGAAGGAGTTTGGCCATGCCTGATCCAATTACCGGCTTAATCGTCGGCGGCACACAGCTTGTCGGCGGCCTGATGCAGGCAGACGCAGCAGGTGAAGCTGCTGGCGTTCAAGCAGCAGCCAGCGAGGCTGGCATCGCAGAACAACGTCGCCAGTTCGACATGGTGCGCGAGCTGCTGAAACCATACGTCGAGGCAGGTGCTCCGGCACTTGCAGCGCAGCAGGCCATGCTTGGCCTCGGAACACCAGAGGCCGAGGCTGCCCAGATTGCAGCCGCTGAACGCTCCCCGACATTCCGGGCCATGCTTCGCACAGGCGAGGAAGCCTTGCTGCAGCGTGCATCGGCCACAGGTGGCCTGCGTGGTGGCAACGTCCAGGCTGCCTTGGCTCAATTCCGGCCGCAGCTGCTGGCTCAGGAGCTCGAGAACCGATACAGCCGCCTTGGTGGCCTGACCGCACTTGGCCAGCAATCCGCTGCCGGTGTTGGCACAGCTGGCATGGAAACCGGCTCTGCCATCGCACGACTGCAGGCAGAACGCGGCGCAGCACTGGCCGGTGGTGAGCTTGGCCAGGCCAAAGCTTTCAGCGGCCTGCTGAACCTCCCAGCCCAGGTGCTTGGCGCACAGTATGGCGCAGGCGGCAAGATGGGGCTTGGTTTTGGCAGTCTGTTCAGCGATGTGCGACTCAAAAAGGACATAAAGCGCATAGGTACTCGTTCTGACGGCCTTGGCATCTATGAGTTTGAATATTTGTGGGGTGGAGGTCGCAAGGTCGGCCTCATGGCTCAGGAAGTGCAAGGCGTCTATCCCGATGCAGTTTCGGAGCATGGCGGTTACCTCATGGTCAATTACGACAAGGTCTGAAAATGCCAGCAC